GGGCAATACTTGCAACGAGGGTGATATTGCTACCATCAGTTTACTTACTCAGAATTTACCAGCTGGCACGAATGTACCTTATGTGGTCACAGGTATTACTGCTGCCGATATAGTTGCAGCAACCTCTTCTCCTCTTACTGGAAACTTTGTAGTTGGCTCTCAGGAAACTAAAGCATTTGAATTTGCTAATGACCAAGTCACAGAGGGCACTGAGAACTTTACGATTACAGTCACAACGCAAACACCCTTTACTGGGAATGAGAGTTTGGCGATTGATGTAGCTGATACTTCTAACAACCCAGTCTTTAGTTTATTTGGTACAACTACTCTTACTCCGCAGGAAGGAACTGTGGGGAACTTTAAGCTGACTGTCGGCTCTGGTATTATTGGCGATACTTATCCCTTTACTATATCAGCAGGGCAAGGCAACTTTGATGAAATAGATTTAGATTACATAGCTGACCATAATGGTGTACAGACAACAATTAATCAGATTCCCTTTACTTCTAACTTTACTCTAAGAGATTTAGGAGGAGGAATAGCAGGTGATGCTTTTGATTTTAAAATAGCTGATGACTTCTCAAGAATAGAAGGTAGTGAAGTTATGACTGTAGCAGTATCAGATGCAGGAAGTGTAGTGGCAACTCTTAACTTTACTTTAGCAGATTCGTCACTTAAATCGGAAAGTGCTTTAGTATATTCAAGGAATGTAATGCCAGCAGGAACTTATGGATTTGAAGATGTATCATTAAGTAATGGTGACCGAGCCAACGATCCTACTTATCCAAATGGTTATACTTCTAGCAATCTAGCCACTTACCCTTATGCCTATGCTGGTACTTATGGCGACTTGCCTATGGGTTCTACAGTCACAGGTTCCATAGGAAGCAACCAATCATTTAGATTAAATGGAATGAATCTAGTTTATGTAGAGGGTATGGGTTATGTATTTGGATTTATTGCTGAAGAGATTAATAACTTAGTTGGTGCTAGTAATACTGTGGACTTACACTATAACCACGAAAGGCAGATGATAGTAAACCAACTGAATACTGATAAACCAAACTTACAAGATAGTCAAGCAAGTCCTAATCATCAGTTTGATACTTTCAACTATAACACAGTGGCAACAGCTACCTTTCAAACTGCAAACTATCCAAATAATTCTACATCTTCTGCATCTGGGATATCACAAGTTGCTTTCCCACATGATTATAGTACAACTCCTGCTACTGACTATTCATATCAATCTGCGACTGGTCCTTACCATTTATATGGAGCATATACTACAACTCCAGCAGTAAGTGGTGACGAAAACTTTAGCACCTATGGAAACAGACAACATATAAATGGACAACCTCGTGCCAGCAACTGTGGTTCTATCTGGCATATCTGGTTCTTCCGAGCAAAACTATCAAACGGAAATCCTGACTTACGACCAGCCCAAACAAAAGACTTTACTTACTTTGGTTGGAATCCAAATGTAAATTCCTTTCGCTTTAGAACAACAGCATTCTTCAACCACGATGTAAACTGGGGATCTCTCTGGGCACAAAATGATATTGGACCTGATGGTCAAGGAGATGGTGGTATAGATTTACAAACAGACTCACGAGTGACATTTGATACAGGAGTTGACCAAACTCTAGGTGGCTATGTGCATATTAAGATAGATTGTGGTACGAGTAGAAGTCAGTTAATTCCTGGAAACGCAGGAGGTGGCTTTATAAAAGATGGGGATTACTATGAGCAATATAATATAACAAGGACTGTCACAAAGTATGAAGGTCGGTACTTTAGTTTTAATCCTTTTAATTTTGGTTGGATATATTATGGAGAATATCAAGAAGAAGAAGTTATTGGTACAGCATATAGAATTAACGATGGTGGTGAACCTTATTTCACTAGCATGCCATTCGTAGCAGAGATAGAATTAATCTTTAAAATGTATGCTCCAGCCACCAATACCTTTGCGAGTAATAGCCAAGGAACTAATTTATGGGCAACTACACTTCCTGGAGGTGTTTCTGATTAAATCGGAACTAAATAGTTGTTATGCCAAGTAATACAAGACAATTTACAGATCTCGATTTAAACTTTACACCACACCCAGTCACTGGAGATGTGGGGTTTAAGAATGATGCGAATGCTATAAAGCAGTCAGTAAAGAACTTGGTACTTACTCAAAACTTTGAGAGACCATTTCATTCTGAGATAGGTAGCTCTCTTCGTTCATTATTGTTCGAACCAGCTACACCTATGACGAAAGAAATACTTCGTAAGACTATCACCGATACAATTACGAACTTTGAACCTAGAGCAGATTTAATTGATGTTGTAATTAACTATACTCTAGATGATACTGCTGTAAATGTAAAAGTTATATTTAAAATACGAAATACATTTACACCTATTGATGTGAGTTTCACATTAGAACGAACTAGATAATTTTTTTGGAGTTATATTATGGCAAAAATGTCAAAGAACTTTGTTCTTCATCAAGGAACAAAGAAATCCACTTCTCAAGGTAGAGGTGGTCGTGGTAGGAAAGTCAAAATAGGCACGAGCACCATGAACAAACACAAACGCAGATCCTTTAAGAAATATAGAGGACAAGGAAAATAAGGATTAAAGATGGCAGAACAAAACAGAAGAATCAAACTAGCAGAGCTGGACTTTGATGGAATCAAAACCAATTTAAAAAACTATTTAAGGGGACAGTCTCAGTTTACTGATTTTGATTTTGAAGGAGCAGGTATATCTGTTCTCCTAGATTTACTGGCATACAATACACACTATAATGCTGTGTATCAAAACATGACAGTAAATGAAATGTTTTTAGATTCTGCTGCTAAAAGAGAATCGGTAGTAAGTATTGCTAAGATGTTAGGTTATACTCCGAAGTCTGCGATATGTGCTACTGCTACAATTCAAGTAGATGTGTCTGGTGTATCAGGAAATCCTGACACATTAACTTTACCAAAAGGTTCCACATTCACATCAACTGTTGACGGAACTGCTTATACTTTCCAAACAACAGGTGCTGCTACAGTAAGTAGATCTGATTCTAACACATATACATTCACGAACTTAGTTATTACTGAAGGATCTATGGTCACGAACACATATACTGTCGCAAGTAATACAAGATATTTGGTAGCCAACGCAAACTCAGATATGGTTTCTCTTGGCGTATCAGTACAAGAAGATCCAAATAATGCAGCATACTTAGGATATACTTTAATAGATAATATTGTAAATGCTGGACCACAGTCTAGAATATTCTTTACGAAAGAAGTTGAAGATGGTTTATATGAAGTAGAGTTCGGCGATGGTGCTGTAGGATTCAGCCCACCGAGTGGTGCTACTGTAAAATTAGAATACTGTGTATCATCACTTTCTGCTCCGAATGGTGCTAAGTTATTTACATACACTGGTGGAAGTTTAGGTTCTGCTTCTGTCACAATTACTACTACATCTGCAGCAGGTGGTGGTGTTGACCAAGAAACTATTGACTCAATTAAATTTAATGCACCTAAAAGTTTCGCAGCACAAAACAGAGCAGTGACTGCTGATGATTATAAAGTTATATTGCCACAACTGTATGATAATGTAGAAGCCATATCGGTTTGGGGTGGAGAAGAAAACGATCCACCAGTTTTCGGTAAAGCATTTATTTCTATTAAGCCAAAGTCAGGAACAACACTTACCGAATCTACAAAATTAAATATAACAAATAATATAATTAAATCTAAAAACCTTGTGTCAGTAATTCCTGAAATAATAGATCCTGATACATTAGGAATACAAATAGATAGCACAGTTTACTATAATAAAAATGCTACAAGTAAAGCATCCGATACTATCGCTTCGCAAGTAAGTGGTATAATTCAAAACTTTAATACAGCGAACTTAAATAAATTTGACTCAGTGTTTAGATTTTCAGCATTAAGTAAAGAGATTGATAATAGCGATAGCTCTGTAGTTTCTAACTCTACTCAAGTAAATCTAAAAAAAGTTTTAACTCCTACATTAAATGTAGCAACAACTTATACACTACCAACAAACAACCCAATCTATAATGACGCAAAAAGTTTACGAGCATATATTGCTGTGTCTTCATCTGGGTTTACACTAAGTGGTTCAAATCTTACTTTCTTCTTAGAAGATGATGCCCTTGGAAATGTATTTACTTACTACTTAACAGGTGGTAATGAAAAAGTTTATAGTGCTCAATCTGTAGGAACAGTAAATTACACAACAGGATTAATAACATTAAACAATTTATCAATCAGTGGAACAACATTAGAAAGTGGTACTGTCAATATTTTAATTGAACCAGCTTCTTATGATGTAGTATCTGTACGAAACCAACTAGCAAGTATTGCTAATGAAGATATTGCTGTAACAGCGATAGCTGATAAGGTTGCGTCAGGAGAATCTACTTCTTCTGCTGATTATGTACACACTCAAGTAAGGTAAAAATAAATGCCAAGTGCAGTAAAAGCAAAAGTCTCAACTGTAGTAGGAAATCAGATACCTGATTTTATTACTGATGATTCTAATAATTTCAAACAGTTCTTAGAAGCATACTATGAGTGGATGCAAACTGTTTACCTGCCACAATCTCATCTAGAAAACATTCGTGATATTGATACGACAGTTGATATGTTCGTTGAGCATTTCAAAAATGATATTATGCAACCTATACCTGAGCAAGCACTTACTGATAAAAGATTACTTGCTAAAAGAATACAAGATATCTATAGATCTAAAGGTACAGAACAATCATATAAATTTTTATTTCGTATTTTATTTAACGAAGACGCAGAATTATTTTTTCCAAAGACAGCATTACTACGACCATCTTCGGGAACTTGGTCAGCCAGAACTGTTATAAGAATTACAGACGCCACAGGTGGGGATCCTTTAGGATTAATTGGTCAAACTATTTCACAAACTCAAGCTGTAGGCGATGGTACATTTAGAACTGTCACAGGTTTCGTAGAAAACGCAGTATCAACTCAGATAGGAAGTAAGACTGTCACTGACTTAACTATGGATGATGAGTCAATTACTTCAACTTTCGAAGCTGAAGATGAATTTAATATAAAGAGTATTACAGCTACATCACTAACAACTGGTGCTACTATAACAGCCACAGTCGTTTCAATTATTACTGGCTTTAATATTACTGATGGTGGATCTTATTATGATATTGGTGATTTAATTACAATCGTATCACCAACAGGTAGCGAAGCTAGAGGAGAAATAACTGAGATTGACTCAGGTTCTGTTACTGGTGTCACTATCGAGAATGTTGGGGCAGGTTATAAAATAAATGATGAAATTATTTTTGATAATTTAGGAACAGGTGGACCAGGATCTAACGCAGCATTATCTGCTCGTGCTTCAGTCACTAATATTGACCGAGACTCAGTATCGCTTGAGTCAGGAAACGCAGGTGGTGGAGGAACACTACTACAAGAAAATAATTTCGACATAGATTTACAAGAAGCTCCAGAAGAAGGAGCAATTAAACAAGTCACAGTTTTAACAGGTGGTGCATTTTATGACAGACTACCAACCCTTACACTACCAACAGGTGGGAACAGAACTGGTGGTAAAGTTGTAGCAACTTCTACTTCTATTGGTAAGTTAAGAAAAATAGAATTATCTAGATTTGGTATTGACTATAAAGTTCCACCTATTGCTTCTGTACCAGCAATATCTATTTTACAAAATGTCACTGGCTCATTTAACGCAGGTGATACAGTCACACTTACAGCTCAATCATTTTCAGTAGAAGATGGCAGTGGTGGAGTGTTATTAGAAAGTGGCGATAATATGTTGGTAGAAAACCAGCAAGTATGTACAGGTACAGTAAGAGATTTTGATACAGTTAAACAAGTTTTAAAAGTAGATAACCCAAATGTATTTTTACCATTCGCACTTGAGGATGGTTCTGGTAGAATGACCACAGAAACTAGAGATACTTTTGTTCAAGAACAATCAGGTTTCTTCGCAGATAGTAATACTGTGACATCATCATCAGGTGGTAGTGGTAAAATTATTGACATTAACTACCCATCTATTACAACTTCGGTTGGTGCGACAGGTACAGGGTTAGGAGGATACTTAACTGCTGATGGTTTTATTTCTGAGTCATCTAAAAAAATACAAGACTCTAGATTCTATCAAGACTTCTCATATGTAGTTCAAGTTGGTCAATCAATCGACCAATATAAAGATGCTGTTAAAAAATTACTACACCCAATCGGACTAGCATTATTTGGAGAAGTACAGATACAAACAATCCTAGCATCATTGATGGGCGATATAAATGATACAGAAAAGAAAAGATATCTGGTCGATTTATTATTACAAGTTATAATTGATGGTAAACTAAAAGCAGTCGGTAATTATAGACCTAATAGTGCAGCAGAACATAGACCAGATTTACCAAAACAAATTTTTAGTATTAACTTAGAAGCATTAGTTGATACTGTTCTTAATTTAAGAATACAAACTTCTGACTTTGTTAGTGAAATAGAGTTCCCTAACTTAACACCAGCAGAAGTAAATCTATTAGAACTATCTCCACTTAACATATCAGTAGAGGATAGAGTAGAAATAGCTAATAGAACTGCTTACGATTTACAAAAACCTGCTAGAAATCCTGTTGTAAGTTTACCACTAAGGAGTTCACAACCATTTGATGGTTCGGTAAGACGAGCAGGGTTTAACTTAATAGACCTCGATAGGTATAAGTTCACATTTAAACCCTCTGTAGCAGGAACTAAATACTCTAATAGTGAAGGCACACCAGCTTTCACAACTAATGGACTTGAAGATGACCCACGATTGACATACCCTAATCCTAATTCTGGATATTATTCACAATATGGTAATACACAAATTAAAGATTTTTCGGATGTTACTGTCGCAAGTATTATAAATAGTCCATATACGCAAGTTTCTTATGCGATTGAATCTGAAATTGGCATATTCAAACAGCCAGCATCAGGTTTGAGATTCTCTACACAGGATCCCGCATTCACTTTTGATGATATCGCATTTACATTCGATGCGGATAGTGTAGAATTTGATACAACTGCTTATAATTTCGATTCGTCGAACTTAAAGTGGGATTTATTAACATAAATTAAATTTAATCCAGGAGAATACAGCCATGGCTGCAATTATAACAAGTAAATTTCGCATTCATAATGCGCAATCGTTTCAGGAAGGTTTTTCCGAATCTGCTGCGACGAACATTTATTTGGGGATAGGTCGTCCACAAGCATGGGCAGACGACAACTCTCCAGATACTCCGACGGATACAGTCTCTGGCGAGTACTATCGTTGGGATGACATGATTGCTTTGAAAAGAGTTCAATCATCTGATGTCACTCTAGCGATTCCTAGAAGAAACTGGACCTCGGGAAAATATTATGACATTTATAAAGATAATTATAATGGTGCAACAGCTGGAGTAAACATTGACAGTGGAGCAGGTACGACACCTGCCACTCTTTTCAGTGCTAACTTCTTTGTTGTTACAGATGAATATAATGTTTATAAATGTTTAGACAATAACAATGGTGGGCAAAGCACTACCAAACCAACAGGAACTGGTACAACTGTTATCAGTACAGCTGACTCATACAAGTGGAAATATATGTACACTGTATCACCAGCTGATGTGTTAAAGTTTGTATCTACAGACTTTATTCCTGTTAAGAAAATTATAACCAACCCAGGATCTACCGATCCTTACTACAATCAATATCTAGTTGAGCAAGCTGCAGTTGATGGTAAGATTGAACATATCACTGTGACTAATAATGGTACATCTTATTCAGGTGCGCCAACTATCTCAATTACTGGTGATGGCACAGGTGCTGCTGCTGATGCAGTTTATGATAGTGGTACTAACACTGTCACTGGCGTGACTGTGACTAATGGTGGTTCAGGTTATACTTTTGCTGCGATATCTTTTTCAGGTGGTGGTGGTTCTGCTGCTGCTGCGACTGCAATCATTTCACCAAAAGGTGGACATGGTGCGAATGCTGAAGAAGAACTTGGTGCTTTTTATGCCATGATGAATGTTCGTTTAGAATACGCAGATGGTACAGGGGACTTCCCAGTAGATAACGATTACAGAAGAATTACATTAGTAAGAGATCCATTCAACTTTGGTGGAACTGTTGTTGCTTCAGCAACTACATTGAGCTCTACTAAATCTATGTCTTTCACATCACTAACAGGTGGTTCGTTGGTTGTAGATAGAACTTTCTCAGGTGGTACTTCTAGTGCTGTTGGTAGAATTATTTCTATCGATACAGGTACATCTACTATTAGATATATTCAAACTGCTAGTGACAACCCAACTGGTGTAAACTTCCAGTCGGCAGAAACTGTCACTATGAATGATGCTGCTGGTTCGCCATCAGGTGTCACTTTCACTAGTGCTACTTTGAATAATCCAGAAGTTCAACCAGACTCTGGTGATATTATGTATGTAGAAAACAGAAGACCAATTAACAGAGCAAGCGACCAAATCGAAGATATAAAAATTATCGTCGAAATGTAATACTAAGTAGTGTATGTACACTACGAACTTGCAATAACAAGAGAAAAGATAGATGACAATAAATTTTAATGTAAGTCCTTATTACGATGACTATGATGCAAGTAAAGATTTCCTGCGTGTATTGTTTCGTCCTGGATATTCAGTACAGGCAAGGGAATTAACTACTCTTCAAACGATCCTTCAAAATCAGGTCACTAGATTCGGAAACCATATATTCGAAAATGGATCTATGGTTATTCCAGGATCTGTAAATGTGAACAATGAAGTAAACTTCATGAAGTTGAACGACTTACAAGATGGAAATTCAGTCACAACCTATCTAACTCAATTTAAAGATAAAGTAATTACTGGTTCAATCTCTGGTGCGAAAGCATTAGTAGAAGATACATCTGAATGTGATTGTATGGTTGCTGGTGACAGCACTATACCATCGCTACACTTTACGATGATGGACTCAGGTACATCAGGGTCAACTAAAAAGTTTGTTGCTGGTGAAGAAATTACTGCACTTGCTGCTGATAATAGTACAACTACAAACTTCCGACTTACTGCTAATCAGGTTGGCGATTTAAAAGTCACCATTAAATCTTTTGGAGATACTGGTAATGTTGGTACAACTTATACAAACAATGCTACTAGCGATGTATTGGGTAAATCATATAGAGTAGAAGTACGAGCAGGGATTTATTATATAGATGGTTTCTTTGTACAAAACTCAGAAATACATTTATATATCTCAAGGTTTAATACTACACCATCTAACAGAGTAGGATTCCAAGTCACTGAAGATGTAGTGACACCAGAGGAAGATACTACTCTTAATGATAATGCTCAAGGTACAAATAACTTTGCTGCACCTGGAGCACATAGATATAAAATATCTCTTGCCTTAAAAAGACTATCACTTAGTGGTACTGACTCAATTAAATTTGTTGAGTTAATTAGAATTAAAGAAGGTATTGTTCAACAGAAAGTTGAAAAGGCAAGTTATGCTGAGTTAGAAAAAACTTTAGCAAGAAGAACTTTTGATGAGTCAGGTTCTTACGAAACAAACAAATTTAAAATATCACTTAAAGAACATTTAGATGATGGTACAGGTGCAGGAGTTTATCAAGCAAATCCTGGAAGTACATCATCTTCTTTCGACGCAAACGCCACTTATGGCGACGCAGATAAATACGCAATCGTTGTAGATCCAGGAAAAGCATATGTTGAAGGATTCGAAGTAGAATCTACACAAACAACTTATTATCCTGCAGTAAAATCTAGACCAACGACTGATTCTTCTGGAACTACAAGCGAAAATAATTCAGTAATTAGAGATGCTGCTCAACCAGTAGGAACATCTATAGGAAACTTTGTAATAGCTAGAAATATTACAAGAGCTCCAGCTATCGATACTTTTGAAAAAGTATTTTTATTCGACGCATCTGGTGCACCTTGGACAAGTTCAGGTGTGTCATCTTATACTGCCCCAACAACTCCTATATCAAGTTATAGTGGTGCAGTTGGTACAGCTTTTATTAGAAGTTTCCAACTACATAATGGTTCATATTCTGCTCCTACATTTAAAGCAAGTTTATTTAATGTAGTAATGAATGATGGTAAATCATTTGCTAGAGATGTCACTTGGTTCGCCAGTTCTAGTAATGGTCAAGTCACAGGTAATGCTGACTTCTATGCAGAGGTAGATCCTACTGCTGACTCAGAACAAATTAATTTATCAGGTACTATGTCATTGCCAAACCAAACAGGTGGTTCTAATGTGACACTTACAGGTGTTGGTACTTCTTTTCAAAATCAATTAAAAGTTGGCGACGCATTAGTACACGATGGACAAACTGTAGGATTTGTCACAGCTATTGCTAATGGTATATCTGCTACAGTACAAAGACCAGCTAACTCTGACAATACATCACTAACAGGTGTAGCAATGACAGTTGGTCGTTCTCAACTAAAAGAAACACAATACAGTTCTCTATTATATTCTACTGGTTATAACTTTACGAAATCTATTAAAGGTTTTGATACAGGTTCAGGAACTGATACTCTAGAACAATCTACTCATACTGTAAGAAGAGTTAATACTAATACAACTACAGGTGGTGGGGACTTCGTTATGACATTAAGTAATGTCAACGAAACTTTCCTATCAGATACCGAACTATCAAACTATACATTAATTAGAAACGATACAGGAGCAGTGCTTAATATAACTGCTGCTGATATTTCTTTTGATGATGACGCAAATAGAAAAGAAGTGACAATCGCTTCTGGTGTAAACGCAACTTCGTGTACCTTGTACACTTCAGTTCTTCAAGTAAATGCTGCAGCAACTGAGAAAACAAAAGTAAGAACTACAGCCAATGAAACATTTACTGGAAAAACTAATGTTGCTAAACCAGAGATAGAACTTAATAATGCTGATGGTATTGATATTACATCAGTTAAAATGGTTCCTGGAAACTTTACTACTTATACAGAAAATTTAGCAATTGATATTACAGAAAACTACGAATTAGATTCAGGACAAAGATTAACGCACTACCAAAAAGCAAGATTAAAATTAAAAGCTGGTGCACCTTTACCAACTGGTGCTATAAAAGTCACATACAGACATTTCTCATATTCTGGTTCAGGAAACTTCTTCTCAGTTGATTCTTATTCAGGTATTAACTATGAAGATATTCCTTCATTCGAATATCAAGATGCTACTGGTCAAAAAGTCACAATCGACTTACATGATGTTGTAGATTATAGACCAGTAATTTCAGGTGCTAATACTTTTACACCAGAACTACCGAAGATTGGTACAGACTTAACAACTCCTGTAGCATTTTATGTTGGTAGAAAAGATAAACTATCTATATCCTCTACAGGAAAAATTCAAATAGTAAGTGGGCAACCATCTGAATATCCGCAAGAGCCAGAAGATCCAAAACAAGGATTGGTGCTTGCTAGTATGGATATACCACCTTATACTAAAAATGTTTCTGATATAAAAATATTCCAAAGAGATAATAGAAGATATACCATGAGAGATATTGGTGGTCTTGAAAAAAGAATTAAGAATTTAGAATATTATACTTCTTTATCGCTACTAGAAAAAGACACTAAATCAACAGCAATTAAAGATGCTACTACTGGCTTAGATAGATTTAAAAATGGTTTTGTAGTTGATGACTTTACAGGTCATGGTGTAGGTAATGTTAAATCGCCTGACTATAATGTTTCTGTTGATGCGAAAAACAGAACACTACGACCAGCACACTTTACAGATGTATTAACAGTTATAGAAAATATTTCAAACACTACTCAAAGAACAACAAGAGGTTATACTAAAACTGGAGATTTAATCACACTACCTTATACTGAGTCAAGTTTAGTTAGCAATCCTAATGCTACTAGATCTCTTGATGTAAACCCTTATAAGATTGGTGCTTATAAAGTAGAAGTACAATTATTCCCAGAGTCAAGTATCTGGAAAGATACAGATAGACGACCAGACTTAACAGTTCAAGATGATAATAACACAGATGCGATTAGATTCTTAGCTGAGCAAACAGGAGTAGTAGGAACTGAATGGAATGAATGGGCAAACAACTGGACTGGTTCTTCTTCATCTACTACAACATCTTCTAGCAGAATTGGTAATACTATAAGTGTGTTTCAAAATACTGTCACCACTGAAACAGGAAACAGAACAAGAGGTGGTACAAGAACATCTATAACCACATCAACCAACTCACAAAACTATGGTGATAAAGTTGTTGATATGACATACATCCCTTACATTAAGGATGAAGTTGTAAATATTGACGCAAGAAATGCTAAACCTAATTCACAATATTTTGTGTTTATTGATGGTGAGCGAGTTGATACCAGTTATGTAAAACCTGCTGACATATTTAAAGTCACACAAGTTGCTGGTTCAACTACACCTATTTTAGATCCAGGACTTTTAGATGCTGGCTTACTAGCTGACGATCCATTTCGTGCTTACAATGGTAAAATTGTAAACGCATTTAACTTCGGTGATGTAATTAAAAATGCTGACCACACTGCTACTAGGATTGATACAATAAATCATATTACTTCAGCAGATGGTGCAACAAGTTTCACTATGACAGTTCAAGATGCTACTGGTTTAAATCCAGGACATCATGTTTTCTTATATAACTTGAACGCAACAAGAGGAACTGACGCAACTAACAACAGAGGTATAGAACAAAATATTACTTCTACTATCCCAACTATTGGTACCAATCACTCAAAACAATTAAACAGAAAATATTTTAAGATTACTGCAGTTTCAGGAACTACTATTACTCTATCAGCACTTGATGGTTCTAATATCGCAGCATTCGATTCTTATGCGAGAGCTTCAGCTTATACTGGAACTGATGGTGGTAAATTACAAAGACTTACTGCTTCAGGAATTATATCTTATGCTGGTGTAAAAGATTCAGCTACAGTAAGAGATGTTCATATAACAAATATTAAAAATGGTTTTGCTATCGGTGAAAATGTCACTGGTACTGCCGATATTGGATTAGGTGCGAAAAATACACTTACTCTAACAGAAATAAATGGTTCTTCAATATCAACTGCTGCTCCAACAATGAAAGCTACAGGAGGAACTATTACTTCTGATAAAGAAGGATCTTTAAATGCTGTGCTTTATATTCCTGCTGGTAGATATAGAACTGGAGAAAGAAGCATAAAACTTTCTGATAATATTTCTAATACTGATGCTGACTTCGATTCGTTTGGTTCAGCATTATTTACTGCTAATGGTATGCAGTTAGCAAAAGAAAGAACTGTTGTCTCTTCAAGAAATTTAAGTTTCGTTGAAGATAGATTATTCCAATCACAACCTATTCGAAGATCTTCTGTTTCTAACAGATTAGTTCAACAATTTAATGTTGGTGGTCACGATCCACTCGCTCAAACTTTCGTTGTTCAATCTGATGGTGGTGCATTTGTTACATCTGTTGACTTATACTTTAAGCAAGCAGGTGAAAGACCAGTCTATGTAGAAATTAGAACTACTGATAACGAAGTACCTTCTACAAAGATTGTTCCTTTCTCACAAGTTATATTACAACCAGCTGATATTAATACCAGCACTAATGGATCTGTAGCAACAACTTTCACATTCCCATCACCAATTTATTTACAAGAGAATGAAACTTATGCTCTAGTTGTAAAAGTTGATGAGCCAGGATGTGAAGCATATATTTCTGAATTAGGTGGAACTGATTTACTTACTGAAAATATTGTAGGTATTCAACCACTAACTGGTTCACTATACTTATCGCAAAACTCTAGAGAGTTTGAAATTAATCCACTGTTAGATCTTAAGTTTGATTTAAAACAAGCATCGTTTACTGAAAACACAAATGGTACAGTACAACTAAAAGCAAACCCTGCTGAAACTGTAAGACTTAACAAAGATCCTTTCCAGTTTACTACTAATTCTGAATTGGTAAGAGTACATCAAAAAAATCATGGTTTCGCTGCAGGCGATATCGTAATAATTGATGGAGTTGCTGTTGGATTATATGGAGCAAACTCTATAGCTAATGGTGCAAGTCAAGATTTATTAAATGGTGCTCACACTATACAAACAAATGGACTACAAAAAGATTCTTATGTAATTGACTTAGAAACAGTTGATGCAAATAATAACGATATATTAGATGGAGCA